CAGAGCAAGAAGTTGCATATAAGGCCATGAAAGATGCAGAGCAGGCAGCATCTGTACGCACAAGCCGTGGTGATAAGTTAAAGGATAGCGACTGGACACAAGTAGCTGATGCTCCTGTAGACAAAGCAGCGTGGGCTACCTACCGTCAAGAGTTAAGAGACATCAGCGCACAGGAAGGTTTCCCTTGGGCTGTAGAGTGGCCTACGCAGCCAGAGTGAGGTAGATCATGCCCGAATCAAGCCTGATTGACATGTTAATTGCCGGAGCCGGTGCTGTTGTGGCCTGGTTCGTAAAATCTACTCGCGAGGACAATAAGGAACAGGATCGCAAGATCGAAACCTTGCAACGTGAACAGGCTGCTCTGTTAAGCCGTGAGGAGTTTCGCCAAGACATGCAAGCATTTCGGCAAGAGATGAATCAGAACTTTGACAAAGTGTTCAGCAAGCTGGACAAAAAGGCAGATAAGTAATGCTTGATCCCGTCTCAGCCCTTGCCATAGCCACCTCTGCCTACAAGGTCATCAAAAAAGGCATTGAGATGGGGCGCGAACTGGAGGACATGGGCGGTCAGCTCGGTACTTGGTTTTCAGCCGTCAGTGATGTCAAATCCGCAGAGGAAGAGGCCAAAGACCCACCACTGTTTAAAAAGCTGATCGCCAAAGGCAGTGTTGAACAAGAGGCGATGCAAGCACTCTTGGCTCGCAAAAAAATTGAGCAGCAGGAGAAAGAGCTGCGTGAGCTTATCGTCTGGCGATGGGGTGTTGAAGAATACACTGCCATGATGCGTGATCGCACAAGGATTAAAGACACCCGCGCCAAAGCAATTCAAAACCAGCGCAGGAAGATTAAAAAGTTAATTGCTAACGTATTAACAATCACTGCGATTGTCGGCCTTCTCGGCGCAATAGTCGCTTTCGGTATCGGCATTTTAATGAATCTGGGGTAACTATCATGTTGAGTTTAGTATCAAGTCTTTTGGGATTTGCATCGGCTGGATTGCCAAAAGCGTTGGATTTTTTTCAAAATAAGAGCGACCAGAAGCATGAACTAGCACTGATGGCAATGCAGCGTGAGCGAGAATTGGCATTGGCTAAAGAAGGCTTTATCGCTCAAGCAGCCGTGGAAGAGATTAAAACAGAACAGATCGCTATGCAGACCCAGACCCAAGAACGTCTTGCCATGTACAAACATGACATGAAAATTGGTGAAGGCGGGTCAACCTGGGTGATCAACCTCAGGGCTAGTGTTCGGCCAGTGGTGACATATTTGTTTGTTGGCCTGCTGATCGTTGTTGATGTGGCTGGTATCTGGTATGCCTACTCGACTGGCATCGCGTTTGCCGAAGCGATGGAGATTGTGTTCAGTGATGATGAACTTGCCATGCTTGCGGCAATATTGAGCTTCTGGTTCGGTTCACAAGCGTGGAATAAGCGTCAAGCATGACAATATCAGAAGTAGGCATCCAGTTAATCAAGAGCTTTGAGGGTTGCCACAACAGCCCTTATTGCTGCCCTGCTGGGCTTTGGACAATAGGGTATGGGCATGTATTGTACCCAGACCAAGCGAGGCTCAAAACGCCTGAGAGAGCCTCCTATCCACTTAAGCCAGAACATGATCGGGTGTGGGATGCTATCGAAATTGATTCGCTTCTTGAAAAAGATTTATTACGGTTTACGAATGGCGTATTACGATACTGTCCTGCTGCTGCTGATAATCAGTGCCACTTGGATTCACTTACAAGCCTGGCTTTCAATATTGGTTTAGGCAACTTGCAGGCTTCCACCCTAATAATGAAGTACAAACGAGCCGAGTACGCTGCTGCGGCAGATGAGTTCCTGAAGTGGCGAAAAGCAAACGGCGTGGTACTGCGAGGACTAGAACGGCGCAGAGAAGCGGAGAGGGCGCTATTCCTCTCCGGCGGCTAGTCTGTCCAGTATCTCCTGCACCTCTTGCTGGGCTTTATCGTGACGCTCCTGCAACGATAGGTGCATGTCGCTACATAGTGCCATGATTGACCCAGAATCGTGTGGAGCGCAGCACAGGACGCTTCCAGATGGGTAGGTGACGAACTTCATCGCGGCCTCGGACGTTTCTTGTGGAAGGCAATGTTGTCGTCATTGTAAAAACCGGCAGGCCATTGGTTTGTGCCATCTACTGCTACTGATTCACCAGGCTTACGCACATCAATTTTGTTGCCGGCAGACAGATACATCTTGATGTCTAACTCAAGCCGTTCCTTAATATCCTTTTCCTGCTTCTGATATCGCATCACGTTTCATCTGCTCCAGTATCTCAATGAGTTGAGCTTGGTTCGGTTTTGGGCAATAGCCTTCAGGCATCATGATATAACCTTTTCTGACCTGCCTGTGATTAATCGGGCAATAACCTACCGCATTAGTGTTTGTCAGTCGGTACGCTGGGCAGTCGGAGCAGGTTTTCATTTTCTAATAGTCTCCGTTTTAATATTGTTATTTCCGTTCGCGTTTGATCCAACCACTTTACCTTTAGCTGATCTTGTTTCTGTTCAATAGCGTACACCAGAAATGCGCTGTCTAACATTAAGCTATCCTCACGCCTACAACAATAATGATGACAGCCAGCACAATTATAGTGCCGCAGATGATGCTTGCCTCTTTAAGCATCCGCTTTGCCTCAGCCTCTCGTAACGTCTTCATCCTGGTCACCGTGTCAATTACATCTTTCATTCTTTAATCCTCCCAGGCATTCCCCACCAAGTACCGCTTGAACCATGTTTGATCTCCATGCCTGTTGAGCTAGGAGCAACGCAAACCCGTTCCCCATGCGTACCCACACGGTGTCTGTCAAAGTTGCTTAAAGTGCTGAATACCTCTTTACAAGTAGGACACATGCATCGCTTGTTTGTTAACTTTGCCGATGTCATTGGACTCATCTTGCCACCTCACGCGGCCTTCCGGCTCCGCACTCATGTGCCTGGTACTCAGTGTGTATGTCACCGACCCTGTGTATGCCATCAGCTTTGCGCTGCTTGGCATCAATGTCGATGAGCCTCTGGATGTCATCACTGCGCTGGTAACGCACACCGGCAGAGCCTACGAGGTAGCCTGACAGCAGGCCGATAAATAATACAATCACATGTGTCATTTGTTATTCTCCTGCGCCGTGGCGCTGTTGTGTGTGCTTTAAAACAACGTGTGCTGCACAGTGTTGGTGTCGTTTACTGTCGATTGAATAACCCATTGCCACAAAAGATCACCAGCACAAGTCAAATCCGCGCCTGGCTTAAGGTGTGCCACTTCCAACTTGTTGACTTTAAAGTGTGGCTTCTCGGCAATCTCCTTTTCTGCCATTGCTCTGGCTTGTTCAGGCGTAGACCCGATACCCCAAACAACTTTGTGATCTGGTTCAATGATGGCGATCATAATGCCTCCCTGCACCTGATGCGGTGCAGCAAATAAGTTAAATAGTGTTGGTTATGTTTCATCTGGGTGCAGCACCCTGGCTATTCGGCTTGGGTAGCCCAAGATGCGGCACTTTTCCTTAACCACATGACATGCACCTACGCCATCAACCCACCACATGCTGTCATCCGGAGCGTCAACAAACTCAGGGTTTGTCATTTCCCCTTCGTCTGTGTATTGACACAAAATCCATCTGCTCATTAGCATGGCCTGTTCTCCCAATCATATTCGCACTGTTGATCAGCCATCTCGTACAGCTTGGCTTCAACTCTTGGCGGCAAATAATCGCGCTTGCCGTTAATGTACTCTCCTGCAAGTACAAGCCATGATTCGCCGTCATCGTCTGTCACCATGTCAAAACTGGCCTTAAACTCAATGCCCAGCTTAACAAAGACTTCTGTGACTGAAGGTTCTCTTCGCATTTTCTTAACTCCTTCTGTGTGTGTCATTTAATTGTGCTTTATTTTAAGCACTTCTGCAATGCTTTCAAGCAATCAATTTGCCTTTTAATTGCAGTTTTAACCTCTACTGAGGTTTTGATGCTGATCAACCGTTCGCCTGACCTCATGGCAACCACCATTCTTTCTGACAAGCCGATCTCAGCAGCCATCCTAGCGTTGTCGTAGCCAAGCGCAGCCTGAGCCTTTACAAACGTATGCGATTCCATTACTTGCCACCCTTAACGAACTGGCCGTTGACCATCTTGCCAGTGCGCTTTGAGATCACGCTGTAGGCTCCCTCGATGCACTCTGACATCCGCAGCCCTTGCATCTCAGCTTGGATAACAAGGGTGACGTAGATGTCGCCAATAGCGTCTGCAATCTCAGCCAGGTTGCGGTCAGCCAGTGCGTGGGTAAGCTCCTCAACCTCTTCCAGCGTTTTCATGTGCTGACCTGCTTCAGTTCCTCGGCCTTTTGCGCCCAAGATTCCTTTCTCATGCGCCCAGTCTAGTATCTCTTCTTCCAAATATGCGCTCATGGTTTATCCCTAAAATGGAATTTCGGAGTCATCAAAGTCATCATAAGC